ATGCTATATGTGATATTAATTGCTGCAATCGTCATATTCTGGTTGATCGCCGTGGATAGACCCGTGTTAAAAGTGAGTTTTGATGACGGCCACTTGAGCAAGGTAAAAGGGCATATACCTCCATCTTTTAAACATAACTTACAAGATATTGGCGAACATGACCCGTTTACTGGTGAACTCAAAGTGTACAACCAACGCTCCGGAATGAGGCTGGTCTTTTCTAAAGACGTACCAAAGAAAGTTCAACAACGAATTCGAAATGTTTTTCCTCATCAAGGTTTCAAAGCTAATAAAGGCAAGAAACAAGCTTAGCCGACATATCAATTACTTATCTACGTTAAACGGGACGCAAAATTGTGTCCCGTTTTAGCATTTGACGCATAAAAAATTACAATCAGTCCATTTATCAAAAATGGATTTACGAATGCGATACGTTGTCACTTTATTTTTATTATTGTTACCCACAGCGTCAACATTGGCCGATGATTCAGAAACAAATCCAGTGGCTAAGAAAATTAAATCGACGCTACAAAAGAAAGTCAATAAGCAGTTCGACCAATATGATGGTTATTGCGATTTAATGATTGAAATGGAACATAAAGGAAAAGTAGCAATAGTAAAACGAGTTACTGGAAGCGGAGATACAAAAGTTTGCCGTTTTGCTCGTTCAAACTTAAAAACCGGTAAGCGATATCGTTACAAATATCCTGAAAAATATATCCGCATACATATAACAACTGGTTCGTGAACCTTCAGTTTAAAGTAAGCAAGACCGAGTTACCGTAGATCAATTGATTTCTATAACCCGTAGATAGAAGTAGCATGGGAATGAATTGCAAAAAAGTTTGATAGACTTGGATTGTCAAGTATTTCAATAACTTGCGCTGAATTGGCCTTAGTGATTGCAAGTCCACAGGAACCACTATATCAGTGCGCATTATGGGCGCTTATGTTGAATGCGATTGCATATGCATGTCCTATAAAATGTCTCTCTTTTGAGGGACAATTCAATGAAGTATCACGAAATGACTAAAAACTATATTTTTCGTGAATTTGAATGTGGTTTAACCGTCGAAGAAGCTGCCAAACTTTGTTTAAAAACTGTGAGAACGATCAAAGAATGGGACAAGGGGAAATCCATTCCTCCAGAGTGTAAGCGCTTGATGAGGATGAATAAGGGTAGGGAATTGAGCTCTTGTGAAGATTGGGAAAACTTCGTAATGAGGCATGTTCGTTTAGAGTTGCCTACTGGGCAGTTGGTTACAGCACAACAGGTTTTGATTGGTGTGGCTTTACTTGAGTTGGGTGCATCGAATGATATAAAGGTTGCCCACCAGATATTGAAGTATGCAAGAGTGTTAAAGAAAATAGTATAGCAAAAAAGGCTCCATTAGGAGCCTTGTTCTAATCTAGCAAACAAAGTCAATCGGTTTGCTAAGTAGTATACTCTCAATATCTCCAAACACGGTAGTATCATATGGTTGCGGTTTATCTTTGTTGATTGTTGATGCATGGGGAGATATCAACTGGTGTAAAGCATAATTTATTGGTTCAGTTAACGGGATTTTTTTAGACAAATCGTTACAAAAACCGGAAGCTGAATAATTCTTCGCTGGAATCACATAGTTAGTATTTCGATTACTAGTATCTTGTTCAAGGTGCCCCCTAAGCGCTAAACTTTTAGTCGACTTAAACATTATTCCATCATAAACCTTGTCCTTATCAGATAATAAACACTCTAACAGGATTTGAGGAAATATATACTCCACCTTAAAAGGAGCTTGATGTCTAACCTTATATGATGAACACAGAATAGTGGGCCATGCATAAAAGTATGATAAAATTACTGATCTTATACTAAGTAGAAACTGATTCTTTACCTTAGGTTCTTGTGTTAAATGAAATCCATTTAACAGGTTTTTTAATTCTAGATACACCTCGAAAGGAGATACGGTCAAGTCTATGAAATTTAAAGTTTTTAAATCAATATTAAAACGAGAGAAATAACACTCTTTCAAATCAGGTCTACCCAACTCCTCCCATGCCCCATAAGCCGAGCTTGATAAATATAGACTAGGAAAGCCACAAATACTAAACCGACTATTTTCTATATAATGAATTAATTGAAAAGGGACATGAAATAAGTCTCCTCTCTCTAAATTAGACATGTATGAACTAATACACCGTATACGATAAGCTTCTTTTTTTTGTTCTTGGAGTTTAGATTTAACTTTACGGCTGCCATTATAAGGTTGTAATGTGGGGTATAGTTTTTCTCTGAATAAGTTGAAACCTTCTGAACGCTTTCCTTGAAGAGTTAATAATATGACTTCACTATATAAACTATATGTAGCAGGGATTTCATCAAAGTAGCAATCACCTTCGTTCAAAATACCACTTTCAGTTAGGACATTGCAAACGCACTCAAGAGCGCTTGTAACCGTTTTATGGAAATCTTTACCGTCCCATTCCCTGTAGGTTTTGAAGTTGTTGTTAATTAACTCTATAATTCTTTTTAAAGAGTCAATATAACTATTGGGAAACTCTAAATTTTGTGTTTGCATAAAATCTCAGTGTTATAAAAGGAATAGTAAACTAATATTATTCTGACTTTCACTTTAAATTATTAAAGACTCAGGCCAGATAAAATAAGGGCCAAAACGCTTGCTGTATTTAAACTCACCACCTGAAGACTTACCTTCATCAGTTAATGAATGCTTTCCGTCATTGCACGTTAGGTAACCTTTATTAACACATAAGTTGAGAAAATCATCTGTTTTGAGTTTGTGCTTTTTAGCTAACTTAGAGGAGCTGAGTTTAGTTTGTTCACTATCTACAACAAGGTTTTCGCTAGATTCTTTATCTAAATTAACAGTTTGAACTTTTTCCAATGAGATCCTAACTTCATCACTAATACGAATAATACGCTGAGCTTCTTCATATGAATCTTTATAAACATCTGAGTCTTCATCACGGTCAATAAAAATTCCCATTTCGTTGTTGTTTATCTGACTGAACTCGTAGAGATTCAGACTTGTGATGATACAAGAACGCTCATTCATGTAACATTTGGCGTGTAGGTTTTTGCAAAAGCTAGTGCGAATAAATGATAGGCTTTTAAGCCAGTTGATCTCATCAGGCTGTAGTTCGCTTTTACCATAAACAATCCTAATGTCGATTTTGAGTCTGTCTTTGTCTTCAAGTAGTTCTTTAATGCGATCATTCAATTTAAGGAAAGGGCTAATTAGTATTAGTCTTTCTGATGCATTTTTGATGAGCTCTTCTAGGTAGTAGTTTGTAGCGCTTGTATTCAAAAACTTAGCCATTTCATATCCTTGACATATAAAACTTGGCACATACACTAAGTCTAAAACTTATATGGTTCAAGTATATTAAGTGCGAAACGCGAAGCGACAAGGCTTCGCATCACAAATGACATCCCACTTTTTATATGTCACTCCAAAAAATGAAGGAACAAACACGTCAATACTGTTGTAAAAATGCTTAGAAGTGCGATAAGTATCCATAACAAATGACGCATTGTTTTCAGCTGTGTTTCAATAGCTGTTAGTGATAGTGCATTGTCTTGAGTAACACTATCAGGAGTGTCTGATGAGTGTTTCGTTGCAACATTAGCTATCATACTACCCCCACCTCCAAAGAAAGTTGAGCCAGCTACTGCAATTAACACCACAAATGAAAGCTCTGCTTGTTCCGGCACACTAAATTGCCTCCCATCTTCTACAGCAGCAGTCAAAAGTACGACGAAACAAGCGCCATACAATATCATTAACAATCCTTTATCTAATTGGGTCATTTCATAATGAACAATCCATAGAAACAGAATGACGTAGCTTACTGTGAAGCCAATCAGTGCAAAATCTACATGGTTATACTTACCCAATAAAAAAGATAGTACGTAAACCAACCAACCGATCACTCCATACTTTTTACTATTTGTAGTGCTTGTTCTAATAAATTTTTTATTCATTTTTACAATACTGATGTAACTAAGGTTAGGTGTATTCTGCCAACTCGCCTTTTAAGCATCAATAGAAAAGGTATTTAATATCAGCTTGTTAAATGTCTACCATATTGAGAAGACCTGACGTACTTCATTTAGTTAAGAGGGTTAGTGGAATTTACCCCCGTAATACAGATTCGGGGGTTTGCTCCGCTTTTAGGTCCCTCCCGCAAAGCGGGCCCCTCCCAAAATGCTCGCAATACCGCGCACGTAATAAAAAAGGGCTCATATAGAGCCCCATGATTAAGTTCAGTGTGGAAGTGCCAAGGTTTGGTGTCCTACATGTTCCGCTTCCTCGGTCTACGCAGACTTCGCTAGCTTCGACACTGTGGCGAGCGGTCTAGATATGGACAGGCATGTTTTGCTGCAATATGTCTGACGGCTTTTCTCTTTGGCCGCACGTGAAGATCCTTTCTGTTTCTTCCCAAGTCACTCGATATACGCAGTCGCTCAACACTTCGAACTGATACCCAATCTTTACCAATTCCAGATGATCGAAACTGAATAGCTTGTCGCGACCATCGTACACATCGATGTATATCTTGTAGAACGTCAGGTCACGGTCGAGTTCGGCAGCATACTTCAGCCGTTTGGCGTAGGCGATTTGCTTTGCGTATCCGGTGATATAGAAGTCGTAATCTTCCAAAGGCCCGAACCCTGATGCTTTCTTTTTCTTCCTCGCTTTGGTTTCTGCCGTATCTACCGTTGGCGTTCCGTCAGGCAGCTGCGCTTGTACTGGTTGTGGTGGTTTAACGGGGTCGGGCGGTTGCTCTGACTCTGGCCACCAAGCCCAGATATTGAAAACTAACCCAAGCGATAAAAGCACCACCGTTCCGACGACAGGCCAGCGCTTCCAGAACGGGCGAATGTCTTTTGCTTCGGCTTCCTGAACTTGCTTGTTGGATTGCGAATGACTCTTATAGAACGGGAAGTATTCCGACTTATAAAATCGGGTAGAGGTGTTCACCACTTCACCGGCACAACCATCTTGCACTTTCTTGGTGTAAGAACTGGTTGAGCCCATGGCCGTGTTCTTTGTGCATCGGTAGGTCACTTCAATCATGTCCTTAATGTCTCGATGCACTTTGCGGATGTTCTGCGTAAGCAAAATGATATCAACACCGTAGTGACGGTGTATTGAGTACCATTCTAGAATCGGCGCGGCCAAGCCTCGACTTGGCAAGCTCATGTGCGCCTCATCGACCACATAAAGTGGCCCTTGTCCTTTTTCATTACGCCATTCGTCGGAGTAGTCTTCAATCTGGCTGAAAGGGCGCGTAGTCGAACCGAAATCCGTTAAACGTCCATCCACGATTTTGATGAGTTCTCGAACATCTTCACCAAACACCTTAACGAACCAATCAATGTTTAAGGTGATATTGGTGATGACTTTGCGGCCATCTTTAATGGCCGGAATGATGTGATAGGCGACAGCCTCATACGTTTTACCGCCACCTGGTCTCCCTGCTATGGCGTATATCATGAACCTAACCTCGTAAACGGAATCAATTGCAGCATCAAACGCACCGTAATAGCGGCCAGAATGATGGACAGACATTGGGGCACGCCGACCGCCGCCATGACCCAAGCCACGGTAGGCGGAATACTGGTCATGTACTGGCTCATATCGACCGGAGCGAATAGGGAGAACACACCAGAGAGCAACAGATTCACCATTGCCATGATTTGCTCAACCGCCCAAAAGAACAGGTCTTTGAGCATGTTGACCAGCGAGATTAAAAGCTGATAGAGGAACACCAACAGCTTGTTAAATAAATCGACTAACCATTCCATATTAACCTCCGAAGATGATACGACGGGCCGCAAACACTGACGTCATGATGAGAACCGCACGAATAAAACCGAACACCCAATCAAAGCTGATTTGCTCTTCAAAACTGAAGTCACCGAAGAACGGCACAGGGAGCACGAAAGAAGGGCGCTTGGCACTGGATAAGTCGAGGTCACCAAACGAGCTGACAAAGTTGTCGATGGTGTTGTGTTTGAGATTGTCTAACTGCCCAGACACCAAACCACCTAAGCCATCGGGATAGGCCGACTCATAAAAACCTGTACAGGTTTGAGATTCGATGCACGTACCACCCGTACCTGCGCCAGACGTATCTGTGTTGGCAATGCCGTCTAAGGTGTCAGAGATACCGGAAATGTCCTCCGCGATACCATCCATTGCCCCTGCAATTTTCTCTACATCATCACCCACACCATTAATTGCATTGGTGTTCTTGTTCACGGCCGTGGTGATGTCAGCATTCGCTTGTTGGATAAGGGCCTTAGTGTTTTCGTAAATCTTGTTGTCGTTGATTTGCTGCTTTTGAATGGCTTGCGTATTGGTGACCATCGACGCATTCAATGCAATAATTTGGTTTTGAACGTCAGCACTGGCTTGATTGATGTCGATGTTCATATCATTTAGCGCCTTGTTGACATCCGAGTTCAAGCCTTTAATCGCATTCAATACTGCCATGTCTGTTGAATCATCAGTATCAGGGTCTTCAACATCCGGCTTTTTCTCAGTATCCGGTGGATTCACCGTATTGGTTGAGCCATCAGGTAATACGCTAGGGTCTTCGATGTCGCCTGTTGGGTCGTCAGGGTCATGAATTGGGTCATCAGGAATGATAGGAGTATCAGGGCCATCTTTACCCCAGAAGAGTGTGCCACCTTCACACCGATTGCCCGTGAACTGGAAGTTACCGTGACATAATGTGTTTTGAGTCCATTGACCAGACTCGACATCCGTACAAAGCGTAGTATCACTGGGAACGCGGCCTAATTCGCAACGGGTTGCCCCAAAGTCGCCATAGCATGCCCCAGTGACTTGTTCACCGTAGACGTACGCAACCCATTGAAGCAGCTTGGTTTCATCAATGGATTTTTTGAACTGGCAAGCGTCCATACAGGTGCCATCAGGGTTTTCACCATACTCACATGCAGGAACGATGGGTTCACATGAGACGACGTACCCGTCTTCTACTTTTTCATGGTCGGGAGGACATTGAGCTGAATTTTGAAAGAATCCTGCTGCACGATAAAGAGGCCAAGAAGCACTGGTTGTGTGACACATGATATCTACAACGTATTTGCCATGCCTCAAATAACAGGACTTAGTAGAAAAATCTTTGTAGTTAACAAACTTGTTTTCATAACAAGAGACATAAGAGGCAGGGTTAACTCTCATACCCAATAGCAACTTACAATCGGGATAAGCTGAAACGTCTGAAACCTTATATGTTGGTTGAGCCGCGCTTGCATTAAGTGATAAGAACAAGCACGAAAACAGAAGTAAAAAGAGTGATTTATTCACGTTTTCACCATTAAAAAAGGGGACCGAAGCCCCCTTATCCTCTAAAGTTTTGGCTGGCCACGTATCCGGCAATGCCACCCAAAAGCACAAAGACGATGAGTTGGACATCGTGGAGAACGGCCAACATAAACTTAAGCCTTGTTCACAGCACGCTTAGCAAGAGTGATGGATTTGTAAGCCATAGTAATGCCGACAATCACCAGACCTGCCGCGCCGATTTTGGTCGCCACACCAGATAAGTCGATAGCGGAGAACGGGTCAGCCGCACCACCTTCCGCCGCCATAGCAGGGACAGAAAGCACCGCAACAGTGACGGTTGCCGCCGCTTGTTTACCGAACTTTTTAAGCGCGTTTAGACGTTTCATAACAGATTCCTCAAAGTAGTTTTATTAAACGTATTGCCATCTTGATGGCGTAAGTTGAGAGATAGCCGCCAACGAACACCAAGGTAAAACCCAAGCCGAACGCTTGAGATATCTCTCCTGGAGTCAGCTGTGTGTAGCTCATTAACGTGTCATATTCTTGAGCCGTCACCATGACATAACCACTGCATGAAGCCGCTTCAATGTCAGGAACGACAGCGAGAAAACCGTCCGCGTTAGGTAGAGCACACACAGGCATAACGAAATTCCTTATTTAGCCTTTAGCGAGGCTTCAAAATGTTTCTTGATGTCGTCATCCACAGGGATGAGTTCCGTAACGATGGCACCCGCCAATGGGTCTTCTGGGTTAATCTCCAAGCGCAATTGGTATTCACGACGAGGAACGAGAGCACCAGTACGTTCAAGTAATAGGGCGTATTGATGATCAATCATCAAAGGTTGATCCCATTGGGGATTCACATCACCCGATTCACCGATAGTGCGGCGTTTGAATTTCTCCGAGTTGATTTCACGTAGAGGTCGTGACACGTTCAGTTGAGCACTGTCACCACGTGCTGAGTTCCAAGTGATATCCATGCCAAGTACAAAAACGGATTTAGCCATTTGTTAAGTCTCCAATATGTGAGTCACCAACTTGCCGTAGGTATCGGGGAAGGTGAATTTCGTTCCATCACGGACAAGAGAACCGACCACGGTTTCAATGTCGCCCTCATGGAACTCGATAAGTGAATTAAGGATTTTCCCGTACTGGCGACGCATCCAGTGCGCAGAGGCCAACAGGTCTAACGCCGCGCGTTTCGTCGGGACGGGTTTGGTATTGAATTTCTTTGCAGTAGAAATCGAGGCTGCGAAATCATTCAGCGCGGCATACGCGCCAGCCGGATTCAGCAACACATCAACATTCCATTTTTTAAGCTCGACCTCAGAGCGATACCAGATAAGGCCAGTGTTCGCGAGTTTCTGCTCAAGAGCCTTGTTGTAGATACGCCAGTAAATGCGCGAGGTACGCGAACCAATCGAGTATTGCTCTTTGGTGTAAATCGGTTTGCCGTCTTTGCCGATACTGGCAATGGTCATATCTTCATGAAGCACAGGGCCACGACCACGTTCTGCGGTGCGGAAACAGTCATCCCGCCACGCCTTGTAAGCGTATTCGCAATCAAAAATCCCGTCGTAATCGTCATAGGCCAAGTCAACACGCGCCAAAGTTTGCACACCAAGTACATTGGTCAGCCAGTCATGTAGCGACCACGTAGGACGACGGGCAAATACATGCTTGCATCCCGTTCCGTTGATTTGGAAATGCACCGTGTCATTGTTACCGCCGATACCAACGAAGCCGCAGAAGTCCTCACCATCTGGCGAAGTCAGTTTCATGGATTCGGTGTAGAACTGGAAACCCAAACCGCGAGGCGCAGACAGCGACAAACCAAGCACTTGATTGGTAAAGATGCGCAAGCAATCTTCTAAGTAATTGCGATAGCAGATATCAAACGCTTTGTTGTACGCATCAATCTCGTCGGAAGTCTGAGCGACCGTCGGATTAAACACAGGTGGAGCAGGGAACTTAGGCGCACGACAGTGACGCTGTAACAGTCCAGATTTAGCAAAGCCTTTGTATTCCTCATGCTTGTGCAATCGACGAACCGCATCATGACAATGGCGTAAGTCTTTCACGGCAAACGTAAAACACAGGTAATCAATATGAACGCTTTGCTCATCGAAACTTTTAAGGATGTTAGTTGCAGTAGTCATCGAACACCCCCATATTGATACGTTGTTCAACGGTCGTGTTGGTGATGGACACCAACTCATAAGAAGCGAACTGAGACGAAGCCCAAGACTCAAGATGAGACATGGATTTAAGCAAATCCCATTCGTCGCAACCTTTGACCAACACAGACACCGTGTAGTCAGGCAGCAAGTCGTAATAGATGATTTGAGCTTCGTTCATGATTACTGAGCCTCAGCGATTTTTGAAAGAAGAGCGCGCTTTGGTGCGTCTTTGATGTAAACGCGAAGATCATCAAATTCGTTTTGTGTCAGCTTGCCGTCGCTCATGAACTCGTTAAGCATTGGAGTAGCGGATGGATTTTCTTCAATCCAACGCTGAACTTGAGCATAAGAGCTCGCAGGAACGTCAAAATTCGCGCGTCCATAGAAGATAAACGCAATAGCTATGAGCCCAGCTAACATACATAAAAGCTCAAGTGGTTTATTACGTTCCATTTAGGCGACTCCAGTACGAAATATTTCGTATAGTTAATACGAGATTTTTCATAGTGTAAATACGATAAATTTCGTACATATAAGCTAGAATCAAGAAAAGAAATTGAAAGGCAGGATTGGAAAATGTACACAAACAAGCTCATTGACGCTTATAAAGAGCAGATGAACTACGTGCAATACAAACAAATCGCGCCAGACTTAGGCATAAGTCCTCAAATGCTTACTGATGTGCGTAAAGGAAGAACGTATTTAAAAGAAAATCAGATACTTATGCTTGCAGACGCTGTAGGCGAAGATAAAGAAAAGGCTCTGATTGGCTTAGCGATGGATAAAGCAAAAACGCACGAAGCGCAGACACTGTGGCAGAACATAGGAAAAAAGTTTAACGGACTTGGATTATCAAGCATTTCAATGGCTTGTGCTGGATTAGCCTTAGTGATTGCAAGTCCTAAAGAATCACTATATCAGTGCGCATTATGTATATTATGTTAA